CCCGGCTCCGTCATAAGCTCCGAAAGGAATGTATGTGTCACCGTCATACACGGTGAAACCAATCTTGCCGCCTTTCTCGCCCTGATTGAGATGCACAACCGTTTGCGCATACTCATAGTGCGGAATGCAGTTCAATCTATATACCGTCATAAAATCACCTCATGCTCGATGCGGTCTTGCGCATCATATCCCGTAATGTGCTGTTGATATTCTTCTTCACCGTCCCAAAACTCATAGACGTGTACTGCTCTTTCAGAACGTCCCACGTCAGCCCGACAACCTTCACCGTGTTGGAAATTCCGAGCGGCTGGTAGATGACCTTCGCCGTGTCGCACAAGCCGATATGCCTCCGTGTAAGCTCCGCATACTGTGAGGTATGGGACAGCTCGTAAGCCGAAAGTGTGATGTTGTTCTCGAGGATCCACGGAGTATTTTTCTTCTCCGCTTCGTTCCTGGCATCCGCTCTAGTGGCGAACACCGTGCCCTCTTTCATCTTTGGTGTGAGGTCTACGAGCTTGAAATTCGGAAGGATACCGACCGGAGACGTTGCGGAAGATTTCCAGCTGTAGGACTTTGCGTTATAAACCTCGTTATAGGTCGAATAAATGACCGCACCCGTATAGGCTTCACGGCTTGATGTCGTCCCGGTGATACTGGAGATGTTCACGCAGTAGTGGAAAGTTATGCCCGTGCTCTTGCCCCGGTTCTGGAAAAATCCTACGTCCCACATATCGTATTTGATCTCTCCGTAGCCGAGATGGTCAGCCAGGCTCCCGTCTGCTCCCTGAATGTATTCCCGGACGCTGACAGGGATTTTGATATCGGTCTGCACGGTGTCCGTGATGTTTGATGTAAAGCTGAGGACGGAAGCATAGTCCGGGTAAAGGTAGCCGTTCGCGCTCCGAAACCCGATGATATTGTCTTTTATCTCTGCGAAACGCGCCCGCACCGTCTTTGCGCTGTCCATGGTTCCGTGCATGTAGAGGTTGTTTGTTATCATGCCGACGTGCTTTGCATATATCTTGATGGACTTAAGCCCCCTCGCGACCTTGTAAATCACAAAAGGTTGCGGAACGTTCGAGTCATCATACGGAGCGTAGATAAAACGAAGCTCGCATATCTGATCAGCCCTTGTGCCGTTCGTCGGATACTCCGCTTCCAGCAGACAATCCCCGTTCCTGCTCTCTGTGACCTTGCATGACAGCATGTCAATCATGTACCCGATGCCGTTCGTCTCGAATGCAGTTTCCGTAAAATCATATAATCTCGGTATCATATCCTGTACCACCTCGGATAGATGTCGAAGTCGCCGGCGTAACTGTTGAAGAACGCGGAACCGTTTGCGGGGATCATGATGCCCGTTACGCCGCTCCCCAGTCCTTCCACGACAACATTGTTTGCGCTGACGGTCTGGAGAGGGAATTTGCACGTCGCCTCATGCGTCTCCGCATCGTACTCGATATCTCGCCCAACATAGTTGTACGTGCTTGACGTGTACTTGAATACCATGCTCGCCATGATGTCCGCATCGATCGTGATGTCAAGCAAGCTGTTCACGCTTGACCGTATCTTTGCGACAATGAGCGGAAACGCATCGTACTCCGTCGGGTTCGTAAGGATTATCTGATGGTTCTCCGTGACTTTCTTCGGTCTCAGTCCGTCCCGGTAGAATTTCTGCGGCTTGCAGTTGAATTTCAAATCGAATGTTCCATACCTGTTCAGCGTTCCGACTTTCGGGTCGATAGCTGCTACCGGTCTTGCAAGCCGATAGTATTCCGGGTGATACGGGTCTGTGAGCAGATAGTAGTTGTCCGTATGCGCATTCCACCATGAGCAGAACGCGTCAAATTTGCTGTCAAATCCTCTCGCGATCCACGCCGGATACGTGATCGTTACATTCGACCATGCTCCGACATAGCTGATCAAGGCTCCCATTCGCCCCGGAATGTTCGCTGTCTCGATTGTGCGAGACGGAGTCGTCCATGACCCCGTCCCCGATACCATCACGCCAAAGTCTGCGGAGGATTTGTTGTCCAGCACGAAATATCCCATTATTTTACCTCCAGCATATCCTGTAACTTATCAATTACCATGCTTGCCAGTTCCTCTTCGTCCTGTCCTTCCGCGCCGTACACATTGACGGTCAACCCGCCCGTAATGGTGCTGCCCGCACCCGCTCCGGCAAGAGCAGGAAGGAAAGCCGTGTTAGTAGACAATCCGAGAATCGCTCCGGTCTGCTTGTACAGGTCAAGAGCCCGTGTCCGTTTGCCGAGTGACAGCGGAATAACAACTTCGGGCTGATTGTCTTCCGCAAGCCATGAGAGCTGTTCATTCGTGACGAAACCGCCCGATGCATGCTTGGCAGGATTGAGGACTTCCGTGATTGTTCTCGTGATATTAACGAACGCCTGCAAGGGTCGGCTGATAATGCTCTGCATTGTAGACCATGCGGAGGAAGCCGCACTCTCTGCTCCGTTTACGCTTCCCACATTACCATTCATCGGGCTTGCGATAATCGGTACCATGCCGCCGTGCGCACTATAAGCCGCCGACGCCCATCCATGGATATCATTAACGTTACCTTGCATCGGGTTCGCAATGATTGGGACCATTCCACCATGAGCCGTGTTCGCCGCCGCTGCCCAACCATTAATGTTGTTGACGTTGCCTTGCATTGGAACACGAATAATATTATCCATACCGGTTTTTGCCGTATTCGCCGCGAGATTTCCGCCGTTGACAACGTTAATATTGCCCTGTAATGGCGGTCTGACAATTTGATCCATTGTCTTTCTTGCAGTAGACGCCGCCTTGCTCGCTCCGCCCACCGTCTTAATCTGCGGTTTGAGGTCGGCTTTGTTGATGGTCTGTTGCATGCTGTTGACGGTTGTCTGAGCGGAAGCGTTTGCGCCCTCTGAGTCAACTGTTACCTTTACCGGCTCCGCGCCTATCTGGTGAATGTTGTCGACCGCTGTCTGACGGAGTGCTTCCATGTCAGCCTCGCCTTGTGCAGTGGTTTCCGCGGTTGCCGCTCTTGCTCTTTCACCCGCTTCCTCTGCCGCAGTTCCAACATTGCCGTATGCTTCCGCCGCCTGATTAATAGATTCGGGAGTGCCTTCCGCAAGCGTATTCATGGTCTGTTCAAGACCTGACACCTGCGAGTCAGCCTCTGCCGCCGCGCCTGATGCCTTCTCGTAAGCCGACGCCGCTTCGTCAAGAGCCTTGTTTGCTTCGAGCTGTGCGTCCTTTGCTTTCATGACGCGCTCGGAATACTCTCTCGGGGATTCGTTCATGGCAGCGTTTAGTTCCGCCTGCGCACTCTTCGCATTGTCGAGAGCTTTGGTGTAAGTGTCCTCCGCCTTTGTCAGTGCGCTGTGTGCTTCGGTCTGACCCTTGAGAGCTTCCGTGTAATCCTTCTGGAAGGCTTGCGCGATTGCCTGCTCCTTGAGCTTGTCGATATTGGTATCAATAGCGGAATTGATTTCTTCCAGAGCTTGCTTTGAGTTTTCAGCATTAGCAACGAACTCTGTCGAGTAGTCGGTTCCCATTGCCGCGTTGAGTTCATTGAGCGCATACTGAGCGGTCTGCTCCATGCCCTCTTTCAAGTGCCCTTCTGCGTCATAGCAGTTATTCAGCATTCCACGATAGTATTCAAGCGTTCCGCCCGACGCGTTGATTGTTTCGGAACTCTGCTCGATTGACGTTCCGACGTTATCAACCTGCTGTGCCGCCGCATCTGCCGCCTGACCGGTTTCCGCGACTTTCTGAGCAAATGCGTTCTGCTCTTCCGTGTTTGCCCTTATCTTCTCGCCTGCGTCCCACATGGCAAGACCCAGAGCCGCAAGCGGAGCGATCACAAGACCGGCTCCGACCGCCGTGCTTCCGAGGAACCCAGTGAGCAGATTTGACATACCGCCCGCCGCTTCAGCCGCCGCAGACAGTTGGCCGAGCTTTTCTGCCACCGTTCCGACTGTAGAGATAACATTTCCGCCAACCTTGATGACATTGCCGAGTGCCATCGTAACGGGCCCGATTGCCGCCGCCGCCATTGCCCAGTGCGTAACGTTCTGCTTTTCTGCGTCACTGAGCGAATTGAATGCCGTGGTCGCTTCCGTGACCTTATTAAAAGCTCCTTCGATTGCTGGAGCAAATTCTGTAAGAAGGGACTGACCTGCTTCGATGCCGGAATTTTTGACCCTGTTGACCGCCTTGTTGAATTTCGACTCAGTGGTGTTGGAAACTTTCTCGAATGCTGTCTCCGTGGATCCTGCCGCGCTGGACATGGATTTCAGAGCCTTCGCGAACTCCTTGCCGCCGTTTGCCGCAATGTTCATTGCCGCACGACCTGCTCGAGCGTTTCCGAACATGTCGTTAAGTTCCACGCCAGATTCTTTCGCACCTTCAATGACGTAGCCGAGAACGTCCGCGAAAGACATGCCCGACTCCATACACTCTTTGAATGACTTGCCCGTCTTTTCCTTGAGAATGTCGGAGGCTTTCGTCCCGGACTTGCCGAGCTCGTTGATCATTCCGTTGAGGTAGGTCGTGGATTCTGCTGTCGAAACACCGTTCTTTGTCATGGCAACGTAAGCCGCCGCCACGTTATCCAGGTTGACGCCGTATGCCGCTGCTGTCGGGATGACCTGACCAAGGGATTGACCGAGTTGCGCGACCGTGGTTTTACCCAGGTTCTGCGTGTTGATTAACTTATCGCTTATGGACGTAGCCGTGTCAGCCGACAAGCCATACGCATTCATAATCGTGGTCAAGGTGTCCACAGAGGTTGTGACATCTGTAAACCCGGCTTTCGCAAGCTTCGACGCATCCCCGACAAACTGTACCGCATCCGCTGTGTCGCGTCCTGCGGAGATTGCCTGATACGTCGCTTCCGCAATGTCAGATGCCCCGATGCCCGTGCTATTGGACAGGTCAAGAATCGACTTCTCGAGGTCGCCCATAGATACTTCCGTGGTGTCTGCGATTGTCGACACCTTTGCAAGGGACGTCTCAAACCCCGCCGCCATCTTGACCGATGCCACGCCCGCTCCCACAATCGGAGCAGTGACCGCCCCTGTGAGCTGTCCGCCCACTTCCGCGACTTTCTGACCGAATGCGGAGACCTTCTCGCCGAGTACCTGAACCTGCTGACCCCAGACCGTTAATGCGTTGTTCTGCGCAAGCTGTCCGTTCAGTTTTGCGAGCTGTGTTTCCGCATCGGCTAACGCCTGCTTCCACTTGAGCGTCCGCGTGTCAGCTTCACCGTATTTCTGAGTTGCCTTGTCGACCATGTCCGCACACTGTCGGACGTGTTCTTTCTGTTTGTCGATTGCGCTCCGCAAAAGGTCTGCTCTCTGTGCGGCTCGCTTCATGGCGGAATCGCTCTTACTAAAGGAGGCTTCCGTTGCCGACATCTCGGATTTGAGCGTCTTTGTTGCCTGTATAATATTTTGCATCTGGCGTCTGTATTCCGCTTCGCCTTCGACTCCTATCCGAGGCCCTATGTTGACAGCCACTCTCTCACCTCCTAACTCATCCGCATAATTTCATCAAACGATTTCTTCCGTTCTGCCTGCTCCGCATTTCCCTTATAAATAGTTAAGCAGGAAATCAAGTCGCACATCATTCCATACGATGTACACTTAACCTCCTGCTCATTCATGTTCAGCATGCGTCCGTAAAATAGATACCATGCCCAATTTAGGCTTACTTTGCGGAGCCCTTTGCGTTTTTTGATTTGACTTCCTTCGTCTCGACGGTCCGAGCCGAGTCTGCTTTTTCCTGCTCTTCGACTGCCACGGCAAGCTCTGTGAATACATAGTTCGGGAGCCCCATCAGCTCTTTCGGGCTGAGAGGTGTGCCCCCGTGTACATCACAGTAAGCCTTGCTCATGATGACGGCTTTCTGAATGAGTGCGTGAACGTAGGATTTCTCCCCGTTCGCGACCACCCAGTCATTGAACTCACAGTGCGCCCATACGGAATAGTATAACCCGTATTCTTTTCCATTAATCTCTATCATGCCCTATCCCTCGATTGATCAGTTGGAAATATTGAGTGCTGTCTTGAGTGCCGCAAGCGCAAGGGCTTCCGTTGCGAAGTCCTCTTCCGGAATCTTCTTCCAGCTGTGCTTTGCATCGTCCGCGCGGAGAATCTGAGCGGAGAGAGCCTGTGTCTGGTAGTTTACGGAATCCTCGCTTGTTGCGTGAGAGCTCTGAATCTGGTTGAAGCTTGCCTTTACGATAATAATCGGGGCAAACGTCACAACGCCCTCGGACTGGTAGCGTGCGATGAAGCCGACACCGACATACGGAACCGCCTGGTCATCGTCGTATGTGATCCACCCGCTGCTGTCTGCCGCCGGGAGACCCATAATCATGGATTCCGCTTCCGCAAAAAGACCGTCGACCGTGAGGTTGAGCGTGCCGCCCGTGAAGGAGCCGGCATCTGTCTCAGCCGCGACGTTATCAGCAAAAAATTTATTATCGTCGGATGTATCCGGTTCGATTGATACATCGACACCACGGGCAAGCTGTTTACCCCCTGTATATGCAATAGTGCCTTCCGTGCAGCTATAGAGTGCTACATACGGAAGAGAAAAACCTGTACAGACTTTTCCTGCTGCTGCCATGGATTAACCTCCTTAATGTATTCGTTTTTTGATTTCTTCGTCCATCTGTTTCTTTATCGCCTGCTCTGCGGCTCCGCGTGCGGCGTTCGTTGCCCGGGTTATGACCGGGTTGCGAGACCTAAAGGACGTACCGGATTCAAGGGAGCGAATGATCATCGCATTCGGCTGACCTTTCGGATAGTGCTTTGTTACGGTGGAGTTGTATCCGTCCATGCCGATTTTGACGTTTATAAAACCGCCGTCATTGCGGAAGTGCGCAATACCCAGACCGGCAAGCAAGCCGTTTTTCTGGCTGCCTGTCAGCCCGGAAGCGTTTCCGCCGTTCGCTCTTTTCTGCCGTTCCGATTCAACCGGAATATTCGAAATTTCCGCCCGGCATCTGTCCGCCACAATCTTCGCCCCCATATATGCCGACCGCTTGCAAATCTCCTCGCTTTCGTCGTAGAGCTTCGTGAGGTCGGTGATGTAGTTATCTATGCCCGGACTAATCGTCAGCTTTGCCATGTCAAATCACAAACTCCCATGAATAATGAATCAGGTTCGTTTCCTCTTCCTTCTGGACATCGTTCAGCCGCCATTCCGAGCCGTGTGCGTCGAGCACGTCCTGCACGCTGTCAACCGCCGAGTCGAACTCCGTAAGGGTAAAATAATCGATGTACCCGTGGATGCTCTGCTCTGCTTTGTGGTTATCAGCGTTCAGGTCGGTATCTGCTTCACCATCTTCCGCCCAAATAAGAAAAGGCGGCTTTGTCCGCGTCGGTCGGTTGTAGTGCCAAACCTCCGAGCAAACGCTCCTCAAGGAATCGCCAAAAGACCGGAGCCTATTCTGCATTGACGTCATAATTTTCCTCCAGTCTCGAAAGCGTAAGGTCAACGACCTTTAACCCTTCGTCATCCCGTAGCCTCTGCACGTTATCAATCCGATACTGCTCCGCATCGTCCAAAATGGCATACATCCCGATTTCCACCGGTGTATCCCAAATTCTGACAAGCCTGTCTACCCGCTGGTCAACGCCCTTCGCCGCATACTGTCGACCGTATCCGATTACTCTATCGGCGTAAAAATGATCACTGCCATAAAGGACAAGCTCTTCGACAGGCATCAGACCAGCGGGAGCAGTATTTTCAAGCTGATAAAGCCTTAAAACACCGTCAGCCAGCATCATGATGCTCCACCACCTTTCTCATGGATAAGTCTGGAGTGGAGCTCATACTGGAGCATTCTCGACATAGCCTCGTTGCTGTTGCGCTTGCGATAAAGCCAAGAGGCATACATGACAACAAGATGAGCGTCTTCATAAGAGCTCATGTCGAGAAAGATACCTTTTGACTCAATCGCCTCTTTTGCCGACCCGACAAGGAGCTCCAGGAAGTCATCCATTGCGTCCGGCGGGTTCTGCAAGTCGAGCTTGAGCATTCTAATTACCTCTGCTGTTGTCATGCTTACCTCCGATCAAGTCTTATCCCGTAGTGGTACCGGATGTTGCGGGAGTGTTTGCTGCGTCAGCCGCGAAAGTGATACCGGATGTCGTCGGGGCAGTAGAGGTGATGGAGAACACCGCGAACGCTTCCGGGATGACCGGCTTGCCATCATAGCGAGCTGTGCCCTTGAATACGGTCTGGTCCTCGATGAATCTCACATGCTCAGACTGTCCGAGCTTTGTGCCGGCACGCTCTGCAAGCAGGTATGCGGAACCGTAACCGCAGATGATATTGCCATCCGGAATGAACGGAAGCTCGATAATCGTACCGCCGACGACCGGCATTTCTCCGCCGATACCTGCAACGACTGCCGCATTGAGGTTCTTATCCATGGAGTTGATAAGCAGGTCGGTATGTGTCTTTTTGTTCATGAGCCAGATGAGGCCATCGTTGAAATAGTCATTGATAATGACCTTTGTGTTGCTCACGAGTTCCTTGAACAGGTTCAGACCCGTTGCACCTGTGCCGGTGATGACGTTGGATGTATGCAGGTCGACCCATGTTCTCGCTGTGGTCGGATAATTGGCCGGCGCCGCTGTCTGTGCAAGTCTGGTAACGATGCCGAGCGGCATCTTTGTGCCAGTACCGTAAACAATCGCCTTGTCCAGAGCCTTTGCAATAGCAATACCGATGGATGTCAGCAGTTCGTTTGCAAGATTGAGGTCGGAATCTTCAAGGACTGCATTGCACAGCGCGAAGTATCCGCCGACCTTGTAGCCATCGACCTCAACGTCGTTGAAGCCCAGGGCCAGCTCGTTCAGCGTTGCACACATCTCCGTCCAGACTGCTTCCGGGATCGTGCCCATGATATTCATGCGACCTGTTCCGCCGATATGCTGGAGATTGACGCGACCCGCAAGCTTGCTGTTCGCTTCAACGATCTGTCTCAGCATCGGAAGCATGACCTTCGGGATTGTCAGCCCGACATTGGTCAGCGCCCTCTTCTCCTTGATGCACTCACGCGCTCTGGCAAGGAAGCTTACAACAGATTCATCACTCATTACGGTATTGCGCTCTTCCATAGACAGCGCATACAGTCCGACTCTCTTTGTCATTTCAGGCATGACAGTTCTCCTTTCTTCTTTGACCGGTTCCGGCTGGTTCTCTTCGGCTTCCGGCTCCTCATTGTTCTCCTCGATCTCTCCGAGCTCCTTCTCAAGGTCAGAAATTTCACCCTCGAGCTCGCGGATCTTCTCAGCGTTCTCACGCTTTTCTGTTTCAAACTTCTCAATAGCCTCATCAACTACGGAGCGTTCCTCGTCGGAATTAGCTTCCTCGATAGCTGTCTCAAGTTCGGCTTCGCGTGTAGCGAAATCCACCTTTTTCAGCTCGTCGAGTGCTGCGCGCTTGTCGTCGATGCGCTTTTTAAGCATTAACACTCTCAGTGCCATGACTTACCTCCTTCAGTTTCTTCCTTGTTTCCTCCCGCCATACGTCAGCCTTACGCTTTTCGATGTCCGCGATGTCCGCTTTTCTGGCAGAGATCGCAGTCTCTTCGTATGCCGGAAATGTGCAACATGAAACCTCAAACAGCCTAACCTTTTTGATTGTCCAGTGATGTGTTCCGTCCTCGCGCTCAGTGTGTTCCTCATCCAGGATATTGAACCCAAATGAGCACTGGCTCACATCGCCCCGTTTGACTCGCGCGTAGAGATTCATGGCCTCGGTATCTTTCGGATTGATATCGATTCCACCCCACAGTCCGCGCTCGTCTTCCCTGAGCTCAAGCGTGCCGGCGGTTGTCCGCCCGAGTACAAGCCGCGTATCATGGTCAATCAATGCCCTGACGTCGGAAGTCAGCTCATCGGTGAACGCCCCCGGCGCGATTGACTCAGTACAACCCTTGAAGATCTCATAGTTGCTATTAAAAACAGCGAAATAACCCTCGATTCTTGGATTTTCGCCGTCTTCTCTTGTTGTAAAGTCGGACATGGATGTCCGGACCTGTCTAACATCTCTATTCATCGTCTTTGCCTCCCTGAATAAGCTTTTTCTGATCGCCTATCTTGTCGACAGGGATGTAATTCTCTAAGATCCTCGGCTTGTCGAGGCCCTCAAGCGGAG